GGAATCGATTGAGCTTTTATCGGGAGCGAGATACGAGATAGTCGCGGCCACTAGAGATGGAAGCCGTGGTAAGACCGCGGATCTGTTATTTGTGGATGAGTTACGTGAAATTAGCGATGAAGCCTGGACAGCGGCTAAGCCGATTACACGCGCTAGGCCTAATAGCCAAATCCTTTTAACTTCTAACGCCGGTGATGCCTTCAGCACAGTTCTAAATAGCCTTAGAGAGCGCGCATTAAGCTATCCACCTAAGAGCTTAGGGTTTTGGGAGTATTCGGCCGATGACTTTTGCAAAATAACGGATAAGGAAGCTTGGTATCAAGCTAATCCAGCTCTAGGTTATTTAGTTGATGAGGAAACTATTGAGGAATCCATTTCGACCGCAACCGCTGAAGCTAGTCGCACAGAAACCCTTTGTCAATGGGTTAGCGCGCTTAAATCGCCGTGGCCATACCGGGCATTTGAGGATTTGACTGTGCAGGATCTAAAACTAGAGCCAGGCCGGCTAACAATCTTTGGCATGGATATATCTGTGACTAAAAAGCAAGCTTCGCTGGTTGCAGGTCAATTAATGGATGATGGCAAGGTTGGCGTGGGCGTTGTGGCACAGTTTGAGTCACAGGTAGCCATAGATGAGCTAAAAATGGCCGTAGAGGTCGCAGAATGGGCTAAGCAATATAAGCCGCGTTTAATCTGCTTTGATAAATACACAAGCATGAGCGTGGCTGAGCGTTTAGCGCAGACTGGTTACAAAATACAAGATATGAGTGGCCAGGTGTTCTATCAGGCATGTTCTGATCTATTAGATGCCATAGTAAACGAGAGATTGGTTCACTCAGGGCAGGATAGCCTCGTAAACTCAATGAACAACTGCGCCGCTAAGGAAACCGATGCAGGATGGCGCATAGTAAGGCGCAAATCTGCCGGCGATGTCTCCGCGGCTATCAGCCTTGCTATGATTGTTCACCAACTATTAAAACCGCAATCAAAACCGCAAATTATGTCCTAAATGTCCGTTTTGTGTGGTAACATTTACCGATGGGTCTTTTCGATCGTAAAAAACCGGTAAAGATTGAAGCGCAGGCCGCGCCTCAACTAATGACCGATGCTTTCAATTATTATTTACCAACAGCCCTAACAGCTTTAGCACGCGAGGAAGCTATGACTGTTCCCGCTGTGGCTAGATGCCGTAACTTAATCGCTGGCACTATTGCAAGCTTTCCGTTAGAGCTTTACAAAAAATCAACTGGCGAAAAACTAGGCAAGCCATTATGGCTAGAGCAGCCTTCAATTCATCAACCGCTAAGCACTACTATTGCATGGACAGTAGACAGCTTATTGTTCTACGGCGTTGCATATTGGCGCGTTACTGAAGTTTATTTTGACGATGGCCGCCCTGCTCGTTTTGAGTGGGTTGCGCCGGGTCGTGTTTCATTTACGACCGACTCATACACAAATTACATTACACAGTACACAGTCGATGGAACACCTGCGCCAATGTCAGGTTTAGGATCACTTGTAACGTTCCAGGGCCTAGATGAAGGTGTGTTACAACGTGGCGCACGTACTCTACGCAGCGCAATCGATTTAGAAACCGCTATGCGTGTCGCATCTGCTACACCAATGCCTTCAGGTGTTTTGAAAAACACAGGTGCAGACTTATCACAAGAGGAAGTTCAATCAATCCTCGCTGCATGGAAATCAGCACGTGAGCGCAGATCTACTGCATATCTCACTAGCACTTTAGATTATCAACCAACTGCGTTTAGTCCACGCGATATGATGTTTGTTGATGCTGTTCAATCAACAGCTACACAAATCGCACGCATGATGAACGTGCCAGCGTATTACATCAGCGCAGATATGAACAACAGCATGACTTATGCCAATGTTCAAGATGAACGCCGTCAATTTGTATCGCTTTCCCTCGCGCCGTACGTCCACGCAATCCAAGACAGATTATCTATGGATGATATTACTGCGCGAGGCAATATTGTTAAGTTTGATGTCGAGGATGCTTTCTTAGCCGTAAATGCTTTGGAACGCCTTGCCGTCATTGAAAAGATGCTTACTCTAGGTTTGATTACTGTTGAGCAAGCTATGGAAATGGAAAACCTATCACCGAATGGAAACGCAGATGCGCCTAACGTTCTCTAACGATATTACCTGCAACGCAGAGGAACGCACAATCACCGGTAAGATTGTTCCTTTTGGTAATGAAGTCGGATACACATCAGCCGGTAAAGTAGTATTCACAAAAGGATCTATTGAGATTCCTGAAAGCCCTAAGCCAAAACTATTGCTCGAGCATGATGCAAAAAAGCCATTAGGGCGTATGGTTTCATACGAGGAAACCGACGAAGGTATTTTTGCCACATTTCGTGTCAGCAATACTACCCGCGGTAATGATGCCCTAATCGAGGCAAGTGAACAATTACGTTCAGGCTTGTCTGTTGGTGTAGAAGTAATTGATAGCAAGCGCGAAGGTGGCGTTATTAAGGTTTTGGCATCTAAGTTATACGAAACAAGTCTTGTTCAAGCCGCAGCATTTAAGAGTGCTGAGGTATTGAGCGTAGCTGCTTCAGAGGATGAAGTAGTAGAAAACCCAACAAACGAAAGCGAGGCAGTCGTGGAGAATACTCCAGACACCGCATCTGTTGAGCCTAAGGTCGAAGCCCCTGCGGTAGAGGCTGCTCGCCCAACAGTTGCAGCACCAATTTACGCGAAGCCACGTATCAACGTAACTCCGCTAACAATGCTAGAAAACACAATTAAAGCTTCAGTATTCGGTGACGAGGAAGCTCGTCAATGGATTGCAGCTGCATCTGACACAGATACAGTAAATGACGTTCCAGGTCTTGTGCCAACACGTCAGCTAACAGAAGTTATCAACCCTAAGACCACCGGCGTTCGCCCAACAATCGAAGCTGTATCCGCAGGCGTATTGCCAGATGCAGGTATGAAGTTTCAGATTCCACGTGTTAAGACCGCACCAACAGTTGCAACAGTAGCTGAAGGCGGCGCGTTTTCTGATACACAGTTGGAAATTGAGTACATCGATGTTGATGTTAAAAAAGCTGCGGGCATGCAGCAATTTTCTGTAGAGGTCTTAGATCGCACAAGCCCTGCGTTCCTAACCGAGTTGTTAGCACTCATGGGCGATGCTTACGCTAAGCACACCGACTACGCATTGGTTGATAAGATCCTAACCGATGGAACACTTGATGCAACAACCACAGCTGTTCCTTTTGATGGCGAAACACTTGCAGAGTTCGTAGCACGCGGTGGCGAGTCAATCTACACAAACACTTTCAAGTTCGCTACCGGTATCGTCTGCTCACCAACACAATGGACTAACATTGTCGGTCTTGTAGATTCACAGAAGCGACCAATCTTTAATGCAGCTGCACCACAAAACGCAGCTGGTGACGTACAGGTAAACGCAATCCGCGGAACAGTTCTCGGCTTGCCTCTATACGTTGATTACAACCTATCCGGCGATGGAGATGGAACAATCATCATTCTAAACCGCGATTCTTACACTTGGTACGAGTCACCACGCTTACAGCTACGCGCTGAGAAGGTTGGGACTGGAAAAGTTGAAATCGGCATGTACGGCTACTATGCGATTGCCACAAAGACGGCGGCAGGCGCATTTAAGTTCAACAAGGCCTAATTAGCCTAGTAGTAGAGTTACCCCGGCGCACAGCCCTTGCGCCGGGGCTAACATAAAGAGAGGAAAAAATGCCAGCAACATACGTTACAGAAGCAGAGCTACGTTCTGCGCTTGGCATTGGGGCTTTATACAGCTCGGCGGTAGTTGAGGAAGTCTGTCAGGCCGCTGAGAACATAGTCAAAAGTAAGTTATGGTTTAACACCCAATCTGTTTACGCGATTGAGGCTACCGGCACAACAGGCCGCATTTATATTTATGAAAACGCTGACCAATTTGTAGTCGGCGATACTATTACAGTCGAAAACGTGCGCCAGCACTTTAACGGCACGCACACCATTACTAAAGCTAATGGCATCTGGCTAGAGTTTGTTAATGCACAAATAACCACACGCGAGTATCACACTATTGCGCCGTGGGGTCGAGTTTATGGCACACAAGCTGTTGATTATGAAACCTTGCCTGAAGTTAATCAGGCTTCCCTAATGATTGCAGTAGATATATGGCAAGCTCGCCAAGCTTCAAACGCGGGCGGCATTTCACCTGACTTTCAACCTTCGCCGTATCGTATGGGTAATACCCTTATGGCACGTGTGCGTGGGTTGCTTGCGGATCACCTAGCACCGGGCGGTCAAGTCGGGTAATGTCTGCTATCTCTACCCTACGTGGAACCATCGCGACTGCGCTAGCTGATAATGCGGCGTGGCAGGTGTTCTCTTTTCCACCTGCCACTCCCCTAGCTAACTCAATCGTAGTGCAGCCTGGCGATCCATACATTGAGCCTTCTAACGACCATTACAAAACAGTTAAGCCAAAAGTAAACTTTAAGTTGGTAGTATTAGCACCTATGTTTGATAATCAGGGTAACTTGATAAACATTGAGGATTACTACCTGAACATAGTAAATAAGCTAGAGGCTTCGAGCATCGCTTATTCAATAGGCACATTTAGTGCGCCAGCAGTCTTGACCGGCATAGCGGGCGATTTGCTATCCGGTGAAGTATCCATCAGCGTTCTATCCGATTGGAGTTAATAATGGCTGATAATGACAAAGAGCGTGAGGCGTTTCTGATCAAAATCGGTCAGGTTAAGCCAATCGTTGAGAAACCAAAACCAACCGCTAAGAAAGACGAGGAATAATCATGGCGATTACTCTGAATAACAAGGTCGGGCTCAAGATTGCAACTGTCGATCTTAGCGACCACGTAACCAGCGTAACCCTAAATCAGGCTTTTGATGAGCTTGAAGTAACCGCAATGGGCGATACCGCTCATAAGTTTGTGAAGGGTCTAGAGTCAGCAACCCTGACTGTATCTTTCCTAAACGACCAGGCAGCTGCCTCAGTACTAGATACTTTGTCAGATGCCTTTGGTACAACTGTCGCAGTTAAGATGCTTCAGGACAAGGTAGCAGCAGTAGCAGCAACCAACAAGCTTTACAGCTTTGATATTCTTGTAAACAACCTAACACCTATCAATGGTGCAGTAGGCGATATGGCTACAATGGATATTACTTTTACAGTAAACTCAGCAGTAACAGTAGCCGACACCGGCACGTTCTAATTAAATAAAAGGGGCAAAACATGGCAAGACTTAAAGTTACTAGGGCAGATGGCACAGAGAGTGTTCATGACATTACTCCGGCGATCGAGTACGCGTTCGAGATGCACGCTAAGAAAGGTTTCTATAAAGCCTTTCAAGAGGATCAAAAGCAGTCGGACATTTATTGGCTTGCCTGGGAGTGCTTGCGTAGAGCAGGTGCGCCTGAGGTTTATCCTTTCGGCGATAAGTTCCTAGAAACCTTAAAGGCTGTTGAGGTTCTAGGGGATGATTACCCAAATGGCTAACGCGTGATGCCTGGACTTACCAGATAGCTGAGCTGTCGGTACATCTGGGCATCGCGCCTAGCGAGTTCATTAATATGGATCGCGATTTGTTAAAAGCAATATACGCGGTACTTAGGAAACAGGCAGAGGACAGGAAAAATGCCAGTCGTAGTAGAGGGAGTCGTAGGGCTTAGAAAAGCCCTGTCGAAGCTTGCGCCTGACATTAAAAAAGAATTAGATAAGGAAGTACGCGAGGCTTTAAAGCCTATTGTTCAGGATGCTCGCAATCACGTTCCAGCAACCGCACCAGGTGGCCTATATAACTGGAATAACCCTGGCTATGAACGCAAGTCACGTACAGGCCGCACACAGGCATTTCCTTCATACGATGCAAGAGTTATACGCAAAGGTCTTACATACTCAATAGGCACATCACGTATGCAAGGCACAGGGTTTGTGTCTTTATTTACTCTGTTTAACAAATCACGTGTAGGTGCAATTATCGAAACAGCCGGTCGCTTAAATCCTAACGGAGATCCAGAAAGCGAGTCGAATAACAAATATGCAGGGCAAAGATTTAATAGTGCAATGAACGGCGTTGGCGCATTAAAAGATTACTCCGGGCGCGGTCGTAACTCTACTGGTCGCTTATTGTATGCGGCCTATTGGCGCAATCAAGGCAGGGCTGTAAATGCGACCCTAGCGGCCATAGAAAAGGCTAAGCAAAACCTTTACACACAAATCCGCAATAGCAGAAAGACGGCTGCATAATGGCACTTAATGAAGCTGATATTAAAGTAATTATTGCTGCCGAGCTTAAGAAAGCCGGATTTGATAAGGCTGAAAGAGCTACTAAGAGTTTAACTAAAAGCTTTAATAGATTAGGCGCAGCAGTCGGTGTAGCCCTATCGGGTCGAGCAATTATCAATTTTGCTAAGCAAGGTGCCATCGCTTTTGCCGCTGAGGAAAAGGCTGTAAAGCAATTAACTAATTCCTTAGCTAATTTAGGTTTTGCATACAGCGTTCCGCAAATTGAACGTTATTTAGAGGCTACTGAGAAAGCCACGCTAGTAACAAAAGAGGAATTAAGACCGGCTATTGTCCAGCTAATTTCAACAACCATGAGTGCCAAAAAATCTATGGCATTACTTGGTACTGCTTTAGATATAGCAGCTGAAACAGGCGCAGACGTTGGTCAAGTTACCACGGCAATCACACGAGCCTACAATGGCAATTTTACTGCCCTGTCTAAACTTTCACGTGGCTACACCGCAGCTGAGTTAAAAGCTAAAGGTTTTGAAGGAACAATAGAATTACTTAGCGCAAGGTTTTCAGGTAGCGCGGCAGCCTCTACTGACACCTACGCATTTAAGATAGGCCAACTGGAAAAAGCTTTTGGCGATGCACAGAAAGAGGTTGGCAAAGGCTTAATCAAAGCCATTGAGCAACTTGGATCAGGTGACTACGATAAAGGATTGCAAAATCTAGTAGATGCTGGCACAGACATTGGCAATGCTTTTGGTTATGCTGCTGGTGCAGTAAACACGCTAAAAGATGCTTACGATTTAATCACCCTGCGCTTTGTGCGCACAGGCGTAGAAAAGTTACTAGGTAAAAATCTACCAGCCGTACCGCGTGGTGGTGCTGTAACACCTAGTCAGTTTGAGTTAGCTAAGGCAGCCGTTGAAAGACGTAAAGAGGCTGCTATACGCGCTAAGGAATTGGCTGAGCGTAAGAAACTTGCAGCATTGGAAGCCGCTGAGCGTAAGAAACGAGCCGCTGAGTTAAAGAAAGAGCAACAACTTAAGCGAGCTGGCACAGTCTTTGATATGGAAGCAATCCAGATTGTGGCAGCATTACAGGCTCGCGTTACTGAGGAAAACCGGTTACGTTTAACCGCGTTGCTTGCCATTTACAGCGATAATGCTGAAGCTGCTGACAAGCTAACTCAAGCCGTATTAATGCTGCAAAAGCCAGCATTAGAAAATCTAGGCATTACGCTAAAAACAGGCGATACAGCCACAGAGGTAATTGCTAAGATTATTAATGCTCAAACTAAGCTTTTCCTGCTCAATACAGGCATAGCCACAATTCCTAAGGCTAAAAATCCTTTTGAGGATTGGGATAGCATCTTAGACCGCTTGCTAGGCAAAATCAATCAAATTAAGGGTGCTATTAATGGTTTTGGTAACGGCAACACTAACCCTAATGGCAACGCCAATACTAACCCAAACACTAACCCAAACACTAACCCTAATAATGTTCCCAACCCTGTAATTGTTACGGATCCAAGCGGGGTTACAATTACCATGCCTAATGGCAATAACGTTAATCCTTTTGATACTTTCCAGGTAGGCGGGGCTAACATCATTGCTGGTAGCGGTATGGTCATGTCCGGTCGTGCGGATGATACGCCTAACGAGGCTGCGGCTAGACAGCGCATCGCAGATATATTTGAAACCATTGGCACTTTTGGGCCGGGTGGATTTAATGCCGCCAACGTTACTGTAAACGTGGCAGGTAACGTTATGTCTAATGATGATTTGATTCAGGTTATTACTGAAGGATTATACGAGATTCAAAAGCGAGGACAATCAATAACCCTTAATGCGGTGGCTCTGTAATGTCAGCACCACAAATCAGGGTTTTTGTCGATTTCGATAGTAATACCGCTTTTGAAACTAACCCTTTGATTTTGGATAGCTTGACTGAAGGCATTTTAGGCACTAACCGCTTAGGCTCAGGTACGCTACCTGTCGAGATTACAGACCTAGTAACTAGAGTAAGTATTCGCAGGGGTCGTTCACGCATAACCAGTAAGTTTGAAGCTGGAACGGCAGACGTTGTTTTGTTTGATCAAAATGGTGACTGGAACCCAATGAACCCGGCGGGGGCTTATTACCCTAACCTTGTGCCTCTAAGACAAATAATCATCTATGCTACCTATCTAGGTGTCGATTACTTTTTGTTCTCCGGCTTTATCACCAATTACGACACAGGCTTTAGGCAAGGTAACGAGGATCTCAGCACAGTAAATCTCAGATGCGTAGATGGTTTCAAACTTTTAGCCGGCTCATCTGTTAGCACAGTTACAGGCGCACCGGCAGGACAGCTCTCAGGGGCTCGCGTAAATGCCCTTTTAGATGCCATAGATTGGCCTATAAGCCTACGTAATGTAGATACTGGGGATTCCACCTTACAAGCCGATCCAGGTGGCTCTAGAACCGCGCTGGATGCCTTAAACACAGTAGCCGATAGTGAGTTCGGTGGATTGTTCGTCGATGCTGAGGGTAGGGTAGATTTTGTTAGCCGCAATAATCTTATTTCAATACCAGCCACCGCGGTTTATTCATTCAGCGATACCGGCACAGATATTAGTTATACCAACGCCGTAGTGGCTTTTGACGATACAAATCTAGTAAATGATGTAACTGTTACGCGATTAGGCGGCGTAGCCCAAAATGCTTTCGACCAGCCGTCTATTGATAAGTATTTCCTACACTCAGGCACACGCTCAGGCATATTGGTACAAACCGATGCTGAGGCGTTAAATCAAGCTCAAGGCATCCTGGCTACACGTAAAGACCCTGAGGTGCGAGTCGATAGCATTTCACTAAACCTTTACGATGATATTAACCCTAATAAGCCTTTAGCAGGGGTAGACATTGAGCTACTAGATGGCATACAAGTGACCAAAACTATGCCTGGATCTAGCAGCGTGGTACAGCCTAGCCTTGTTCAGGGCATACACCACAACATAACTAAATCATCATGGGAAACCACACTATTTACGAGCGAGCCTTTATTGGCTGGCTTCGTGTTAGATTCGAGCATTTCAGGTATACTAGACCAAGACGTGCTGAGCTACTAAGGAGAAACAATGGCAGGTGCAGGATATAAGCTCTTTAATACAGGTGATGTATTAACCGCAGCTCAGGTAAACACGTATTTAATGGAACAAACTGTGATGGTGTTTGCCGATGCGGCAGCACGTACCACAGCATTAAGCGGAGTAGTGTCCGAGGGTATGATTTCATACCTTAAAGATACTAACGCTGTCGAGGTTTATGATGGGTCTAACTGGGTTAGCTCAGATGATCCAAATGCTATCCAAAACACTATCGTAGATGCTAAAGGTGATCTCATCACCGCAACCGCAGCCGATACACCTGCTCGCTTAGCAGTCGGCTCAAATGGTGACACTCTTGTCGCGGATTCTGCCGCTAGTACTGGCCTTCGCTGGCAGGGTAATTTTGCGGCTGGTAAAAACAAAATCATAAATGGTGATTTTGGCATTTG